GCTTCTCGTTTAATAGAGTCTGGAAGTGTTGCTGAAGCGTCTGGTGAAAAATTAAACACTACAAAAAATAGAAATTTTTGTTTTGGTGCTAATCTGTAATCGCCATCCCTAAAGGTCCTAGCGGCGTGCTGGTAATCACGCAAGAGCTTCTTACTCGACCATAATTTTGGATCTACTATCTGACTTTTAAAATCAGCCATTTAATTAACCTGTAATTGTCTGGCTTCTAGTCTTAGATACTGCCGATCCTATGCCTGCTCCGTTGTTGCCTGCTGGTAGTTGTACAGCATTGTCAAATCTAATTGACATAGTAATACTTGCTGGCTCTGAAGATGCATAGTTTAGATCGTTATAGTTTACGTTCTCAATGTAACAACCGTATAGTTCCCACTCTTCTAAAGTAATAGGTGCCGCTGAACCGTTGCCGCCATCTAATAACTCAAAGCGTGTTAAGAACTTATAATCAATACCAGAAGAAGCAGATGCTTGTTCCATAAAATCAAATTGTCTTTGAACTTGTTCGCCGACTAATTTTGATACGTTACTTGAAACATCATCTCTAATGTTAACTGATACTGGATCCCATGTGTGCTTACCAATGATGTTAATTTTTGAGTTATAAACATCTACTGGAATTTGCTCGAAGTTAACACTTGGTCGTGTAATGTCCATAACTTGCTTAGTAAGTTCTGATCTTGACGATGTTACCCCAAAGTTTTCAAAACTCACCCTAAAGCGATATTTTAGTTTTGGCATTAACAGACCTTGTGAACTAGCACTTTGTCCGCCTGCTATAGGAACAGTAAACTTATTTAATGAACTTACTGACATATTATGTCTCCTTTATTATTAATACAATATTATTTATCTTATTAACTGACCAAAAAAATAGGGCGGTTTAAACGCCCTATTTCAATGTTTTAGTTAATTATTACCCAGATATAGAACCTGTGTTTTGGATTCTAACAGGTATGTAAATAAACTCCACTGATTTAACAGGTTCAACAGCAACGTCTAGATATAATTCATTTCTATCTATTCTAGCCGATGTGTTATTAGTTTCATCACATACTACCAAGTAATCGTATAAACCTCTTTTAGAAACTAAATCGTTCATTAGTGATTCTACAACACCTTTGAGTTCGTCTCTAGTTAACTTGTCATTTGGTTCAAATACAAATGGTTTTGTAATTTCGCCTAGTCTTTCTCTGATGTATGCTACAAGTCTTGCTACGTTAATTCTATCTAACGCTGAAGCAGAACCATGTCTAGTTTTGTTACCAAAGTTAAGTATACCAACACCTGGGAAGAATGAGATTGGATTAATCTTATTCTCATATAAAGTATCTCTTAGAGATTCTTTAATACCAACTGTTTGGAATTCACCAGTAGCACTATCAATATGTCCTAACGCTGTAGCATTGTCTACGCCACCTCGTCTTGTGCCTGCTGGAGCAAACCATGGAAAACTAGCATCATCTGAACGTAACATTGTTCTCAATGCCATGTGTGTTGCTGGTACAACAATTCCATTACCGTCTAAGTCTGTAGTTCTACCCGCTGGATAAAATACACCTAAGTATGTGTCTGCTGTTACTAGTCCGTTTTCATTGTTATCAATAGCAAGTTTAGTGTTATTAGCCCAATTTTGTACATCAGTACTATTTGGTGCTAGTCTTAATGGAGCATCTCCAAGAACAAAACCTGTATTACGTCTTTCATTATTAAGTGCTACTAAGTTAGCCATTAGTTCTGGATAACCTGGAGCAACTAACAAGTTAAAGTTACGTTGTTCTTCACGTATCTCATCTGATGATGTTACCGCTGATTTCATTGCTGAAACAATAGTATTACGCTGAGCGTGTCTACCTACATACGGAGCACCATCATTTTGTACTCCTGATACAGTTACCCAAGCATTTGTTTCTGTTGGTATAACTTTACCTGGGAAGTCTGTAGCATTAAAGTACGCTTTCTTGTATTCTTTAACGTTGTTTGAACTACGTCTTAAGTTAAATGCTAACATACCTCTTGGATATAATGCGGCACTTGGAGCATCAATATCTAAGTAGTCGCTTGTTAATAATGTTTTAACTGGTGTCATAGTTGATGTTGTTACATCATCTGTAGCACTATCATGGAACCTAAAGTCAGCAAATAAAATACCATCTTCTGAAGTTTGGTCTGTAGTATCAATAGCAACAAACTTATCTGTACCTGATACACTTTCCCATCTAGATATTTTAAAAGTATCTGGATCTGAACTGTCTACCCAAAGGTCACCGTATACAAGTGCTGTTTTATCAGACTGTACAAGTGGCTCTGTTGCTGAAACAATAGGACCATTTGGTGAAGTATTACCTAAGTTAAATCCTCTAGCATCTGTAGGGACATTTTGGTAACCTTTCCAGCCAACACCATCATGTATCATAATGTCTACATCGCCTACTGCGGCATTAAACCATTTAGTTCCGTCTGCCGGGTCTGCTGTTGGTTGTGTAGTACTTGCTGAGTAAATGTAAGTTTGCCAATTAGATATAACTATATCTGAATTGTTACCTGCTCTTGCTGTAGTTAAAGAAGCAGTAATACCAGCATCTGCTACTGGAGTTCCTGTACCGTCTTTAAGCACAATAACACCACCTAAGTCGTGTGTTAATGTAATAGCATTTGTTGTTGTGTCTCTCGAAACTGACAAGTTAGCAATATTTGCCGATGTAACATTACTTACAAATGTTTCAGCAGTTGTTCCACTCATTGTAATAGTAACTGCCGTTGTTAACGTGTTTGATTTCTGTGACATTTGAATAGTAAATGTTTCACTTGATGTAAATGTCGGAGATGCTGTACCTGTTACACTAGTAACACCTTTAGCAATTCTTTTGAAGAATTTATAACTTCCTCTTCCGTTATCTTCAGCATCTTGTTTAACATATAGTGTATCAGCCGCTACATTAATTCCACCGCCTGCTTTATCTAAGCCATAGTTTGCTGATTGATCGTTAGCATAAACTGTAGCCGCATTTGCTTCAAATAGTTTAGTATTAGCATTATAAGTTTTTAGACTAAAGTTAGCACCTTTGTTAGGTGTTGTTGATTTAATCCAAATAGACCCTGTTGGTCTAGTATATGTATCTGCTGTTTTCCATTCAGGAACTGATGTATGTGGAGCAAAATCAAATTTTGGAGCCCAATATCTTCCAGCAGTTATCCCTGTAACGTCAAGTATAGTTCCTGTGCCATTTGCTATTAATACTGATCCAGTGTTACCACCACCACCGCCATCAGCAGTAGCATTAGCGTAAATTTCTAATTTGTTATTAACAACTGCCGCTGTAACGCCTGTTTCGCCGGCACCTGTAATATCACTTGCTAGTGATGTTACTGAAGTACCTGATGCTGTAACAGTAGTTCCGTTAACAACAATCGTATTGTTCTGAACAATAGAAGGACTACTATTTGTTCCTGTTATTGTTGGATGTGAACTTTGCCAAGCCTGAGTTCCTGTTTGTACCCAAATATTTCCGCTATTTTTGTAAAACAATGGATTCTTAGTGTTTGTAGCATCAATGGCATAATCACCAATTGATCCATAAGAGCTCTTAGGAGCGCCGCCGGAGATGTCATTGGCGTCAGTAATTACTTTTGGTACTACGTTAGTAAACTTTTGTGTGGCTTCATTCCAAACATGTACTCCAAATAAAGTGTTACTAATATCAAACCATTGTGTTCCTGCCGCAGGTGCACCTGAAGGTCTACCTGAAGAAGTAGATAATTGACCTAAGTCAACATCTGCTCTTGTAACATACGCTCTATTGCTAACACCTAATACGCTGTAGGCCGCCATAAGTCCGTATTCGTTAACTTCACTACCGTGTAGTGCCGTTCCGCTTGTATTTTTATGGAAAGTAGGCTCTCCATAAGTTGTTACTAATTCTCTCTGCGAACCTATTAAAAAAGTTTTTGCCGCATTTGCTTTTGTAGTACCTGCCGCTGTTGCTGTGCTAGTACCACTTGTTTTGTCTTGGGCCGTTGCTATCACAATAAGAGGAATCGTTCCAACTGCCGTTGGAGCGTATTGCGATTCGTCTGTAATTGTAACGTCAATACCTGGTGATATAAGTGCCATATTATTTTTT